CGGCGATAATGATTAAATAGTATTAGCAGCGATTAAATAAGGATTCCCACAATGCCGCTAGAGAAAGGTTCCAGCGAGAAAACGATCGGCAAGAATATCGGCGAACTCGAACGGGCAGGCCATAAGCCTTCACAGGCCGAAGCAATCGCCTATCAAACGGCCGGTAAAGATGACACCAGCGAATCCGCACGTGAGTATGACATAAACGGCTGGCCTGAAATTAAAGATAATCCCATTAGCAAAGTAGGCGTTTTTCCATACCTCGGCAGCCAAATAAGCCCTGAACTTAAAGCAGACGAACAGTATATGGTTTACCGTCCCGAGGAAGAACTAAATAACGAGGATACGATCAACTCGTTTAAGCTCTTACCATGGACAGACGATCACGCGATGCTGGGCTCCGAAGACGAAGGGCTCACCCCCGCCGAGCGAAAGGGCATACACGGTGTGGTGGGTGAGAACGTTCATTTTGCCGATGGATACCTCAAAGCGAATCTAAAAGTATTCTCCGAAGACTTAGCAAAGCTAATCGAATCGGGCAAACGGGATTTATCGATCGGTTACCGATGCTTGTATGATTTACAATCAGGGGTGTATGATGGCATTAAGTACGATGCGATCCAGCGTAACATCCGGGGCAATCACTTGGCGCTGGTCGAAGAAGGCCGTTCCGGTCGCGATGTATCGGTGCTCGATCATTTTAAACTTACAATCGATAGCAAGGGGCTACACATGCCAAAGATGAAAGACGAAAAAGGTGACGACTTTAAAAAAGAAGGCGAAACTAAAAAACAAGACGCTAAAGACGCGGAACCACTTACCCTCGAATCCCTCGCACAGCGGATGGATGAAATAGGCGAAATGGTGGGTGCCCTGCAGTCCGGCGTAGGCCGTAACATGGACGGCGACCCTGCATCGTTCGTTAAGCGCGAGAACGGTATCGACGAATCCGCCGAAGAAGCTAATAGTAAAACCGAAAAGGGTAAAGAAGTCGGCGACGAAGACGGCGAGAAGGAAGACGAAAAAGCTGAACGTTCTAGCAAAGACAAGAAGGACTCTATGGACGCCCAACTCAAAGAAGTGACCGACGCACTCAACACAATGAAGCGCGACGGAACGAAAGCATTGCTTCGTGAAGTTAGCCAACGCGATGCGCTTGTACAGCGTTTAGCGCCCCATATCGGCACATTCGATCACGCTGAAATGACGCTAGATGATGTGGTCAAGTATGGCGTTAAGACATTGAAATTAACATGTGCACGCGGCGAAGAAAAAGCCACGATCAACGGTTATCTTGCGGGCGCACGCGTAAACAGTACACCCGCCTATGTGCATGACAATAGCATGGCGACTGACAGCAACGATCAGATCGACGCATTTCTCAAAGGGAGCGAGTAATTATGAGTTTCCAACAAACCGTATTTTTACAACAGGGTTTCGGCGTACCCGGCGAGCTATACACAGATTCGCCACACCGCGCATGGGAATACACCCTCGTTAGTGCTTCTGCCGCATACAACATTATCGGCGCGACCGCCTATACACTTACCTCACAAGGTATCGCACAAGCTGGTAATACCGGCGGCACAGGCGTTTTCGTCGGTGTTTTAGCGAACCCGAAAGAGCAAACATTGTTTGGCGTTGGCGGTTCTCCATTGTCGCCCACTTTAGTACTACCGAATAACGTTCTAGCTTCTCTGGTTACAATGGGCGATTTAGTCGTAACCTTACCCGCTGCCGCAGCCATTGGCGATTATGTGATATTTGATAACGTTACCGGTGCTTTAAGCACGGTACCACCCAGCACTTCACCGTTCCCCGGAACTGGTAAATCTGCCGCGTTTGCTGTGGTCAGTTACTTTACCGTCGCGGCCGCAGGGTTAGCTGTGATCACTTTGAATCCCGGCATCGGTATTCCCACATAATTAGGAGTTAGAATCAATGAACAATAGACAATTGACCCCGATCCATAGTCATCTACGCCCCGGACAGGTTCGGGAACTCCAAGGGTTTAACCCACAGGGTTACAATAGTTTGCCGCGCCTCGGTATCGGCATGGATACTCGTTCAGTCCGTATGATGATGCGTTCAATGGATGCGATACAGCCAGACGTAACGACCCCATCCGTCGCAACCCCCGTTCAGTTCCTGCAGAATTGGTTGCCCGGGTTTGTGGAAGTCATTACCGCCGCTAGAAAGATCGACGATATTATCGGCTTGATGACTACCGGATCGTGGGAAGACGAACAGATCGTGCAACAAGTATTAGAACGTACTGGTTTCAGCGTGCCCTACAGCGATTACGGCAATGTACCGTTGAGCTCGTGGAACGTTAACTTTGTTTTCCGTACGGTCGTGCGCTTCGAGGAAGGCATGATGGCCGGTAACTTAGAAACCGCCCGCGCCTCCCGCATGCGTATCGATAACTCCGGTGCGAAACGTGAATCCGCAGCACTCGCACTCGAAATCATCCGTAACACCGTTGGTTTCTTCGGTTTCAATAACGGCGCAAACAATACCTATGGATATTTGAACGATCCGAACCTCTCCGGTTATACGACCGTCCCGAACGGCGCGAGTGCTAGCCCGTTGTGGTCAACCAAGACGTTTTTGGAAATCTGTAAAGATATCCGTTTAGCTATCGTTGCGTTACGTACCGCTTCACAAGACACGATCGATCCTGAAAAAATGAAACTTACCTTAGCTATTGCGACCGATGCGGTCGACTGGCTGAGTACCACTTCTGATTTCGGTATTTCTGTGCGTGCTTGGCTAAACGAAGCGTATCCTCTGATTCGCGTTGTGTCCGCTCCACAGCTTAATACCGCTAACGGTGGCGCAGGCGTGTTTTATCTGCAGGCCGACCGTGTGATGGATTCCAGCACTGATGGCGGTGCCGTTTGGATTCAGCCAGTACCAGCCAAGTTTCAGGTAATGGGCGTTCAACAGCTTGCTAAAGGGTATGAAGAAGATTATTCCAACGCTACGGCGGGTGCTATGTGTAAACGTCCATTCGCTGTGGTGAGATTTACTGGAATTAGCTAGCCGTACTGTCCGAGGGTTATTATTGACCCACACGTCAATGGGGTTATACTTAGGTGTAACCCTATTAACTTATCAGGAGCCGTACAAATGCCGTTTTATGTTTACAGTACGCTAACCAGCACAAACAATTACGCAATCTATAAGCCACAGCCGAAAGATTCAAAAGCTACGCCAACGATTCAGAAGAAAATTTCTATTCTAGGCGGTTCAAACGTCATGCCTATGCCGCGTGAGGGCATGCTGTATCCCATCGGTGGACTAGTCACACCGCGCGGCACCGTGACCGAAGTGTCTGACGAAGATATGGAATTGCTCGAAAAGGATTACCATTTCAACGAACACCGCAAAAATGGTTTTATCGTTGTGGAAAAGAAAGAGCTCGCACCGGAAAAAGTCGTGAAAAACATGACGCCGAAAGATGGCTCCGCGCCAAAAACGCCCGAGGATTATATTCCGAGCGATAAAAGCGAACCGGGCACCCCCATCTATAAAGAAAAGGATTCTAAACGTAAATGAGCCAATGCCCACTGCCGATAATCATTCCGTTCAATTACGCACTGTTTATCCAGCAGTTCCCGGCGTTCGCTAACCCGACTACGTTTCCCGAGGCAATGATCCAAATGTATTGGGACATGGCGCTAGGGTTCATTAGCCCAAACAGTCAGTATGGGTGGTTACGTTGTTTAGCACGGCAAACAGCGTTGAACCTGATGACTGCGCACCTAACATGGCTCGGCGCTGTGATCATCCCGCGCGGGCAATATCCGCAAGTGATTCAGGGCTCGACGATAGATAAGATATCTATCACATTGACCCCACCCCCCTTGAAGAATCAATGGGACTGGTGGCTAAATTCGTCGCCGTACGGGATGCAATTGCACGCTCTATTACAAGCGAAGTCCGTCGGCGGTTGGTATGTCGGTGGCTCCGCCCCATTGTCCGGGTTTAGTAGTACTCAATACCCGCTGGGTGGTTACGGCGGTGGCCGTTGGGGGTGGTAGTATGCAAGTCCGTCGTGGTCAACAAGGTTACGAAGTACTAACGAAAGCATTAAAAGACATGGGTTCCAAAGTCGTTAAAATCGGCTGGTTCCCCAGTGCAAAATACGAAGACGGTACGCAGGTCGCAGCGATAGCCGCACAAAACGAATATGGTAACGCAGCAAAGGACATTCCAGCCCGGCCGTTCATTAGGCCGACTATTGCCGATCGACAATCCCAATGGAAAGAAGCGATAGAAAAAGGCGGTCGGGCAGTTTTACGCGGTAAGATCACAGCGTTTGGGGTGATGGAACAGATCGGCGGATTAGTCGCCGGCGAGATTGCCGAGACGATAACGAAAGTATGGTCACCCCCGTTGGCGAAACGAACGATTGCCGCACGGTTGG